GAAACCACGGACTCTGATACACGAGTCAAAATACTTGAACCCAGGACGAAGAACCATGAATCATGGACCATGGTCAATAGGGCAATAGGATCACAATCGTCAAAACAAGCACCCCCATCACAATCCCATGGCACATGCACCATTATCAAAACAACAACCCCCATGATCACAATCCGAACTGGGTTCACACACACACTTCGCATCAGATCGCATGACACACACACCATGGCATTCTGATCGCCGTGTATTTTCTTCGTTAAATACTTTACATCTAACTTTACTTTCATATTGTTCGGGCGTATAATATATATATAAGGTTAAGAAATGGTTCTTAGCTAAATAAAAGGAGGGTCATTGTGACTACTAAAAACTTAAAAGAAACGATCGTCATAAATAACGCTTACGTTCGTGAAAATATGGATCGTGAACTAGTGGCTACTAGTAAAAAGCCAAGGGCTGCGCACAACGCAGAACGTCAACCTATACTAAATGGGAAGACTCCTCAGCAAGCGTTGGATTTAAAACCAAGACTTGTGGTAATGGCGGACTTGGTCTATGATCTAAAGTGTGGGTTCCTCACTTTTAAATAAAGGAACGAGATTGGGGGTGCTTCGGCACCCTCTTTCTTTTTTATAATACAGATCGGATCGGATCGGCATAAGGATTGTCAAATCAAAATCACCCTCCCCCAATCAAAACACTTGCCCCCTTTATTATTACAACAACTACTAGTACAAGAACAATGAAGTCAGATCGGATCGCTCGCATGCGAAAGGAAGGGGGGCTTTTACGCCCCCCTAACTTTAGCTAGTAGGTACTTCTTCAATACCGCCTACTTTAATAGCGTAGGTAATATCAACCGCCCCTTGCTTAGTAGCGTAAACCTCTTCAACGGTTTTACCTACCCAGCTTTTATACTTAGCTAAGTTTTTTTCACCTAGCCTAGCGGTATTTTTACCTAGTACTATTTTAGCCTTTAAGTTATACTTAGTAGCCATATAGTTACCTATAAAAACGCCCTTTAGTTAATTAATATTAGCTAAATTTAAAGGGTTAATAATTAAGCTAATAAGTATATGATACGCTTATTAAGTTAAAAGTAAATAGTAAATATTAAGTAAAGTTAAAAGTATATAAGTAAATAACTTATAGTTATATAGGAAAAAATGCCTTTACTTTTTACTTAACTTATAGTAGGGGGTCACCCCCCTTAATTCAGCCTGCACCCTCCCACCCACCCGAAGTAAGATTTTGAGTCTCATTTAAGTTAGATTTTACTTTCTACAATATACCTTATATCATTAGACACTAAAGAAGACGTTGCAAAAAATTTTTTGCAAAATTTTTTTACTTTTGACGTATGGCTGTATCAGAATTAAAATTTGAATCAAGAGAACCTACTAGAACTGAATTACTGATTGACGCTCTAGAAAAGATGGGCTTCAACAGAAGAACCATGGGACCAGCTATAGAAAAATTAGGCGGTCTAGCTAGTTTCATTCCTGGCGTTTCAAGCACGATGTTACCACCTGATGCGTCGCTAGGCGATCAGGTTCTTGCTGGTTTCGAGCTTGTCCCTGGAGCAGCAGGGATAAAAGGTGCTGGTAAGTATATCTTAAATGAATCAAAGCCCATGCTCCATGGTTCAATGAACAAGGGTATAGAACAATTAACTAAACTAGTAGGAGGTATGCCGAACGTGTTTAACCCATCAATGCAGAGAGGTGGCGTATATCTCACGGACGATGCTAATGATGCACTTATGTATGCTACTAGAGGAAAAGAATATGGTCAAATATACAACGTAGATGTCAATCCTAAAGGTATGTATGATGTAGAAAACTTGCCTATAGGTATAGTTTCTATGCTTAGAGGTATGACTCCTAGAAAAAGTTCTCGTATAGAATCAGTAACACCTTCACAGTTTCAAGCTAGTGACATACTAAAGTTTATGGATGATCCAGATATGAGATACTTTCCTAGAAACTTTAACCCTCAAATAAGTAATGCTTTACGTAAAAAAGGAGTGGGTTCTTTAATATTTAACATGACGAAAGGTACAAGCGCAGGTTATCCTATTCAAAGAATGATAGTATTAGATGATAAACTTATGAAAATTAAAAAACCTACGTATATGGATGAAAAACCTGTTGATAACCCAATACTAAGTAATACTCCTTTTAAGGTAGATCAATTAAAGAGATTGAAAAAGTTAAGAAAATATTTTGAAGATGAATAATGTACGATATGACCATGTTTGAAATAGAGTTAAATGATTTTTATATACAATTTATTGGTTTCTTACTGACCATGCTTCTTGGTCTAGCTGTAAAAGATTACGCAGTAAGTTTTATGAAAGGTCTATTTTTTAGATTATTCTCACCGTTTGATGAAGGTGATAAAGTATTATTAGAAGACCAAACCGCAATGATAATAAAAATAGGTTTGAATCAAACTGTCTTTGGTGTATATGGTGAAGAAGGTTACACATGGAGATACGTACCGAATGAGAGAATCCCATACTTAAAGTTAGAGAAAGTTGTTGATAGTGAACTACACGCAGACACAGCTGATGAAAAAGCAGAAAAAATACGTAAGATACTTAACAAAGAATAATGAATATTATTTTATTTTTAATTTTTTTAGGTTGTATAGTGCTTGCTGTAGGTGAGCAAACTAATCCTAGAGGCATGAACATTTTCTGGTATAAGTTCAATGTAAAAATGAGAGAGTATTACAAAGCATTAATTGAATACGATTCTGGTAATAATACTGGCAGTGGACCTAGATGAGTAAGAAAGAACCTAAATTTGAAGCAGGTTTCGGACCATCTCAATCTTGGAGAGACAAGGTAAGAAACTTCGCTCTTGATAAATACGGTGCGGAAGGTAAACGTATAATAGATAATGTATTAGGACCGAGTGAAGAAGATATGGCTTTGAACTATCTACAGAGAACTTACGGTTCAGAATTACCAGAAGGGGTGAATGTAAATAGACCTATGTCCGACATGTTAAAATATGGTATGTCTGATTTTGGTTTAGTAGATGCTGCTTTGTTTGGTATGTCTGCTGGAGCTAGTGCCATACCAAGAGGAATAGGAACTGCTTCCGCCATAACTGAGAGTTCGTTATTAGCTGGTGATGCAGTAGGAGAATATCAAAAAGGTAATAATTTAGGTGCAGCATTTATGGGCACTATGGTAGGAGCTCCCCCACTGTTAAGATATACTTTAGGTAGAACACCTCCTCCCAAAGGTCAAATGGAGTTTCAATTTCAAAACGTGCCTGACCTAAAAAGAAGAAAATTTTCTCAAGGTCTTGGTTTAGGGATAGCAGGTTTAGGAGCTTTGTCTATGATGCCTGGAAGTTTTTTTAGAAACTTTGCTCCTTCTGCTGGTAAAGTTGCTGCTAAAGCAGCAGCAAGCATACCTAATGTTACCACCAGATTTAATATGATGAGAGCGTTAAAAGACGCTCTAGGCGACATTGATTATACTAAAGGAATTTTATCCGATATGAAACGTATAGGAGGACTAGACCATAAAGAAGTATTAAATCAAGTTTTTAAAGTACCAAAGGAAAATGTTGATAGAATTATTATAGAAGGTTCAACCAACCCTGAATTTTTAGCAAGATATAAAGACGTCCCAGGATATCAAACTGCTGATGATTGGATAAACATGAAATATGAGTACGAACTTTTTGACACTTTTGATGACCTAGCAAGACTGGAAAAACAAGTAAGTTTCAAAGAATTCAATAAAATTTTTGACGCAAAAGCTGCTGAAATGAAAATGCCTTCTAACCAGAAAGTACAAGCAACCGTAAACGACATGTTAGCTAACGAAGCAGACCTATATATTTGGAACTCACCAGAATTTAGAAAAGCAGCATTCAAACAATATAAAGTGTTAGAAACTGTAGCAGAATACCCAGGAGCATACAAAGCAAAAGAGTTAGAAGCTATCGCAAAAAGAATGCAAGAAATCTTTCCTAAAGGACACTATGACAGTAAGACTAATATGAGTGCTTATGAAATGTATCCTAACTACACTGATGAACTTAGCGACGAATACTTCAAGCTGTATGGCGAAGCTATTAGAAAAGCAGACGAACTCATAAATAAAGGAACTTATAACGATGTCGACCGTTTAGTAGACTCGATGAATGCATTAGAAGATAGTGATCTAGAAATACTACACAAAAGCCCCTTACCATGAGCAACTACGACTTAAATGATCTTCCTGAGGATGTACTCAAAGAACATCTACAACTTACCGAAAGACTCAAAGAAATTGAACGAGTAGATACTTGTCAAAATAATTTTCTTGAGTTTGTAAAATCACAATGGCCAGGATTTATAGAAGGTGCTCATCATGTAAAAATGGCAGAAGCATTTGACCGTATAGCTAAAGGCAAAATAAAAAGGTTAATTATAAACATGCCTCCTCGTCATACGAAGTCAGAGTTTGCTTCTCATTTTTTTCCTGCTTACTTAGTAGGTCGTAATCCAAGTTTAAAAATATTACAAGCAACCCACACCGCAGACTTAGCAGTAAAGTTTGGTAGAAAGATTCGTGACTTAATTGACACAGATGATTATAAAAGAGTTTTTCCAGATGTAGATTTAAACCCTGATTCAAAAGCTGCAGGTAAATGGGAAACTCAAGATACTCGTGACAGTAAAAAACGTGGAGAATATTATGCGGTGGGAACTGGTGGTGCGTTAGCAGGTCGTGGTGCGGATCTATTTATTATTGATGACCCTCACTCAGAGCAAGATGCATTATCAAAAGTTGCGTTAGAAGATACTTACGAGTGGTATACTTCTGGACCTAGACAACGTCTACAACCTGGAGGTGCCATCGTAATAGTAATGACAAGATGGAACGTCAATGATTTAACAGGTAGACTACTTAAAGATTCAGCTCGTGATCCGAAAGCAGATCAATGGGAAGTTATCGAGTTACCTGCTATATTACCAAGCGGTAAACCGCTATGGCCAGAATATTGGGAACTAGAAGAGTTAGAAGGTGTCAAAGCATCTTTACGTGGTGGACCTAAGTGGCACGCACAATATATGCAGAACCCCACAAGTGAAGAAGGAGCACTCATAAAAAGAGAATGGTGGAAAGAGTGGCCACACACTAAACCACCGCAGTGTGACTATATTATACAAAGTTATGATACAGCTTTTTTGAAAAAAGAATTAAGCGACTACTCAGCTATTACAACATGGGGAGTATTTTACCCAGAAGGTAGATTAGGTGGTGATGATTTATATTGCGGAACAGTACCTCATATAATTTTACTGGATGTTGTAAAAGGTAAATACACTTTCCCTGAACTAAAAGCAATAGCATTAGATCAATATAGACATTGGGAACCTGACGTAACTATAATAGAAGCAAAAGCAAGTGGACTACCCCTCACTCAAGAATTAAGAAACATAGGTATACCTGTTCAAAACTTCACTCCATCAAAAGGTAATGATAAAGTTGCAAGAGTAAACGCATGTGCTCCATTATTTGAAAGTGGTATGGTTTGGCATCCTGACACTAAATGGGCAAGTGATGTAATAGAAGAATGTGCAGCTTTCCCTGCTGGTGATCATGACGATTTAGTAGACTCAACTTCACAAGCATTGATGAGGTTTAGGCAAGGTGGCTTTATACAACTTCCATCAGATTATGAAGAAGAGGTATTACATCGGAAAAAAATAAGTTATTATTAACGCTTCTAAATTACGAATATGGCAATAGAAAGACAAAGATACCCCACCCCACCAAAAATGCAGGGCGATGGGGAAGACGACGAAGCTATAAATATAGAAGTAGAAGAGGAGGAGCTAGAACCTACTACTGATTTTCAAATGGGACCTGATGGTCAAATGATACCAGTCATGGAACAAGAAACTACTATGACTAGTTTCGATATCAACCTAGCAGAAATTTTGGATGAAAGATACTTAGGGGAACTAACTTCTGAGTTATTAAGTTCTTACGATGAAGATAAATCTTCAAGGCAGGAATGGCTTGATGGATTTACTAAAGGACTAGACTTACTCGGCATACAAGCCGAAGACCGAGATCAGCCGTTCGCTGGAGCCTCTGGTGTCACTCATCCATTGCTGTCCGAAGCGACAACACAGTTCCAAGCGCAAGCATATAAGGAGCTTTTACCTCCGAATGGACCAGTGAGTACCAAAGTTGTGGGCGAGGAGACGCCAGAGAGCGTAGCCCAAGCGAACAGAGTAAAAGAATTTATGAACTATCAGATAACTGAGGTCATGGAAGACTATGACCCAGAGATGGATCAACTGTTATTTTACCTTCCATTATCAGGTTCTGCCTTTAAAAAGGTTTATTATGACTCAATTTTAGACAGACCTTCAGCTGTTTTCGTAAAAGCAGAAGATTTAGTAGTAAGTTATGACACAACTAACTTAGAAACTAGCCCTAGAATCACTCATTCAGTCAATATGACTGGTAATGATATACGTAAAATGCAACTTACAGGTATTTATAGAGATATTGAGCTCAGCGGTGGCGGTGTAAGTGAGTATAATGACGCTCAAGAGAAGATAGATGAGCTACAAGGTAAGTCAAGACCAGCTTCTGACTATGATAATTACACAATTTTAGAGTTTCATGTTGATTTAGAGCTTGAAGGCATAGATGAATATGAGATAGCAGTACCATATATAGTCAGTATCCTTGAAGATACAGGTGAAATACTGTCAATTAGACGTAATTGGAACCCTGAAGACGAAAATTTAAAGAAAAAAGAGTATTTTGTACACTATAAGTTCCTTCCAGGGCTAGGATTTTACGGTTTTGGCTTAATTCACATGATTGGAGGGCTAACTAAGTCAGCTACAGCTATTTTAAGGCAATTAATTGACGCTGGAACACTTTCAAACCTACCAGCTGGGTTTAAAGCCAGAGGTATGAGGATACAAGGTGAAGATGAACCGTTAAGTCCAGGAGAATTTAGGGATGTAGATGTTCCAGGAGGAGCAATACGTGATGCATTGATGCCTTTACCATATAAAGAGCCATCTAGTGTGCTTGGTAACTTGTTAGGTGTACTAATTGACTCGGGTAGAAGGTTTGCTAGTATAGCAGACATGCAAGTTGGTGATATAGGTAGTCAACAACTACCAGTAGGTACAACTGTGGCTATGTTAGAACGTGGAACTAAAGTTATGTCAGCTATACATAAAAGACTACACTTTGCCCAACGTAAAGAATTTAAGTTATTAGCAGAAATATTTGCTAAAACTCTACCACCTATCTACCCATACGCTGTAAAAGGTGGTCAACAGGAAATAAAATCACTTGATTTTGATGATCGTGTAGATATTATTCCCGTAAGTGATCCTAACATATTCAGTATGTCACAACGTGTCATGTTAGCTCAACAAGAACTACAAATGGCACAAGCTGCACCAGATATACATAATCTGAGAGAAGCATACAAAAGAATGTATGAAGCATTAGAAGTAAAAAACATCGACAAGCTATTACCACCCCCAGCAGAAATTATGCCAAAAGATCCTATAACAGAACAACAGGCAGCAATGATGGGTCAACCTATAAAAGCATTTGAGTTTCAAAACCATGAAGCATATATAGCAGCACACAGTGCATTTTTACAAAACCCTATGGTTGCTAACAATAAAATGGTGGTATCAACTATAGGTGCGAATATACAAGAACACCAAGCTATGTTATATAAACAACAGATAGAACAAGCTATGGGTCAACCATTACCACCAATGGATCAAATGACTCCTGAAATGATGAACGAATTAGCTCTAGTGGCAGCTCAAGCTACTCAACAAGTAACAGGTCAAGCACAAGCTATGGCACAAGCCCAAGCAAATGCAGGTATTGACCCTATACTCGCTTTGAAAGAACGTGA